ATCGTGAAGCGGTGAAGAACAAAGTCATTGGTAAGGGACCGCCGACTGAGAAGTTCATCCGTATCTACGGCGGGAAGGTTGTTGAGAACATCGTACAAGCTCTGGCCCGCATCGTCGTAGCTGAGCAGATGGCAATGATCGGACGCCGCTACAAAGTTGTCCTACAGGTTCACGATGAAGTGGTGATCCTGTGTGATGAAGCCGAGGTTGAGGAAGCCAAGGCATACATGATCCAGGTCATGTCAACACCACCGTCATGGGCACCGGACCTACCCGTGGCATGTGAAGCAGATCATGGTCCCAATTACGGAGATTCGAAAGGGTGATTGGTATGGATACAAATTCAGAAATCTGGTTGCCTATCGCAGTATCCACAGGGCGGTATGAGGTGTCATCCTCAGGGCGGGTTCGGAACGCTAAAACCAAACGCATCCTAAACCCAATGGTAACCGGGCGCCGTCGTAGCCCACGACCTAAGATACGGATAGCGACGAACCCCAACGTGGATATATGTGTTGCAGCGGCTGTGTTAGAGGCATTCGTATCCCAGCGTCCGGCTGGATACGTGGTAATGCACATAGATGATAACCCTCTCAACAACGCGCTTGTAAATTTACGTTGGGGTACACCCCAAGACAATGCGCGTGATATGGCGCAGAAAACTAGAGGTGGGTTTCAAAGGCTCGCTCCGTCTGATGTGGTTAACATCCGGCGCCGCCGTACAGCAGGGGAGCGCGGAGTAGAACTGGCAGTTGAATTTGGGGTATCAGAACAGCGCATATGTGATATATACAAAGGGAGAACAACACTATGACTAAATCCTGGCAGAAGTATTTCATGGACATGGCCGAGATGGTGGCAACACGGTCGAAGGACCCGAACACAAAGGTGGGCTGCATCGTCACATCGAGCGATAAGGTGGTGGTTGCCAGCGGGTACAACGGTATTCCCATTGGGGTGCGTGATCTGCCTGAGCGCATGGAGCGCCCGGCTAAATACCTGTGGACTGCCCATGCTGAGGAGAACGCTGTGGCGCAGGCTGCGAAGGTCGGTGCTTCGCTTCGTGGTGGGTATGCCTATGTCACCCATCAACCCTGTGCGCGCTGCGCCAGGACGCTCATACAGGCTGGGATACAGGTGGTGTACACCGGGGCTGGGCAGACCAACATGCCAGCCGAGGAGTTCGAGGTTGCCAAACAGATGTTTCTTGAAGCTGGGGTGTATGTTATACCCATGGTGTCAGAACCCGAGGAAACCTAATGCAGCTCAGCCATTCGTTCTCATCCATCAAGATGTTTGAGAACTGCCCCCTTCGTTACTACCACCAACGTATTGCTAAGACCGTAGTGGACAAAGGGGGCGAGGCTAGCCTGCACGGTGAGCGTATTCATAAGTTCTTGGAAGAACGGCTGAAGGGGGTGATCGAGGAGCTACCCCCCGAAGTTGCCAACCTTGAGCCCGTGGTTGACATCATCGTGAAGATGATTGGGGATGGCGCACTCTACGTTGAGCAGGAACTGACGCTCAACCCTGGCCTTGAGCCAACCGGATGGTGGGATGCCGATGCTTGGATCAGGTCCAAGCTGGATGTGAACATCATCAAGGGGCAGAGTGCCATCGTGATGGATTGGAAAACCGGGAAGCGCAGGCCAGACTTTACACAGTTGGAGTTGTTCGCGCTTCAGGTGTTCGCCCACTACCCGGATGTAAACATCGTCACGAGTACCTTTGTCTGGACGCAGGAGATGGCTACTGATAAAGAAGTTTACCGCAGGAGCGACGCCCACAAGATGTGGGAGAAGCTGCTTGATCGTATCCGCCGCATCGAAGTCTGCGTGGAGAATGATAATTGGCCAGCCAAACCAAGCGGTCTGTGCCGGTTCTGTCCGTGTAAAGATTTCTGCGATTACGCGAAGTAAAACTTGACAACCCTGTAAAGTTAGGGGTATATCATGGCCACACCAGAGAGTAAGGTTAAGGCTAAAGTTGATAAGATGTTGAGCCAACTAGGTGTTTGGTTCTTCAGCCCCCAAGCGGGGCCGTTCGGCAGGGCAGGCATCCCTGATCGGATCGTATGTGTGAATGGGCATTTTGTGGGGATCGAGGTAAAGGCAGATGGTAAGAACAAGCCAACCAAGTTGCAGGTTGACTGCATGGCAAAGATCGAACGGGCAGGCGGCAAATGCTTTGTCGTTTATGACGATGCCACGCTGGCTCAAGCAAGGGACTACATCCAAGGGCTCGACTGATGTTGGTGCTTGAGAAGGCCAAGGCGCTCATCCTCAAGCTAAACCATCCTAGCCGGGTATTGGAAGCCATACCCACAGCGCAGATGGTCAACGTCAAGGGCAGCGAAGTGGTCGCCGTACCTCACAAGGTACACGAGGTGGCTATCCTGCGGAAGCTGGGGATCGAGGCACCGTCACCTATCAACCACTACTATGAGTGGCCGGGTCGGTTCAAACCTTACGACCACCAGCGGGAGACTGCTGCCTTCCTGACCTACCACAAGAAGGCATTGGTGCTGAACGAGATCGGTACTGGCAAGACCCAGAGTGCGCTGTGGGCGGCTGACTACCTGATGCGTACAGGCAGCATTGGTAAAGTGCTGATCATCTCTCCCCTGTCCACACTCGACCGGGTGTGGGGTGACGCTATCTTCATGGGGTTCCCTGACCGCAAGGGTGTGGTGCTGCATGGCACGGCTGAGCGGCGCAAGAAGCTGCTCAAGACTGACGCTGACTTCTTCATAATAAACCATGATGGATTCCCCATCATCGCTGAAGATGCCATGGGTATGTTCGATCTGGTTATCGTGGATGAGGCAGCGGTGCTGCGTACCCCCGGCACGACCCGGTTCAAGATATTCAGGAAGTGGATGGACAAGAACCCGGACACACACCTGTGGCTCATGACCGGGACACCAACACCCAACGAACCGACTGACGCTTGGGCCTTGGCCAAGCTGGTTGATAGCCCCTTCTGCACTCAGACCTACACGGCGTTCCGTGATCAGGTGATGTATAAGCAGGGTCAGTATCGTTGGTTGCCAAGGCCCGGTAGCGTTGAGACTGTGTACCACATCCTGCATCCATCGGTACGGTACACTCGGGATGAGTGCTTCGATCTTCCTGACACTATCGTACAGACAAGACAGGTGGAGCTGACACCAGACCAGAAGAAGCACTACGCCACCATGATGCGCCATCTCATGACGGAAGTGGCAGAGGAAGGCAGCACGATCACGGCGGTGAACGAAGCGGTCAAGGTGCAGAAGCTGGTTCAGATCGCCTGTGGTGTGGCCTATGATGAGAACGGCAACAACGTAGAGCTTGACTGCTCACCGCGCCTCAACGCTGTGAAGGAGATCATTGAGGAGGCAGGGCAGAAGGTGATCATCTTCGTCCCGCTGACCGGTACTCTGTATATGTTAGAGCGTGAGCTTAGTAAGCGTTGGTCTGTTGCTGTGGTGAACGGCGCGGTCAGTTCTTCTGAGCGGTCAACCATCTTCAAGAACTTTCAGGATGCGCGTGATCCACACGTGTTGATTGCCCATCCTGCTACAATGGCTCATGGCTTGACACTTACCGCTGCCAGTACTGTGATCTGGTATGGACCGGTGACAAGCAACGAGCAGTACGTTCAAGCCAATGGACGGATTGAGCGTATTGGTAAGAGGAATGTGTCGAACGTCATCCACATTGAAGCCACCGAGCTTGAACATAAGATGTACGAACGGCTCAAGGGGAAGCAGCGGCTTCAAGGGCTGCTGCTGGAATTGATACAACAAACGAGGTGAACATGGCAGGACTTACAGTTGATCAGGTTGTCGCTGGGTACATCGCCCTGCGGCAGCAGAAGCAAACCATTGAGCGTGAGGCTGAAGAAAAGGTCAACGCGGTCAAGGCCAAGATGGCTAAGATCGAAGCGTGGATACTTGAACAAGCCAATGCCCAAGGGGTTACATCATTCAAGACAAACCACGGCACGGCGTTCGTAACCACGACCGACTTTGCCAACGTGGCTGATTGGGATGCTGTGCTGACTTACATCAAGGACAACGGAGCGTTCGATCTTCTTGAGCGTAGGGTCAGCAAGACAGCGGTGCGCGGCTACATCGAAGCGCGTGGCGCAGTCCCATCTGGTGTGAACTACGGCACCAAGTTGGAAGTAAACATTCGCAAACCTACAGCGAAGGGAGAGGACTGATGATAGGTGAATGGATAGTACGCCAAATCCGCAAAGCTGAGAAACGGAGATCAAGAAACCAGCCGGAGCCGGATGGGTTGGTCCAACCAAACATCTTTGCAGGCACACCATCTATATCGGTGTACCGGATTTCAAACGGCTTCTTGCTGACATCGAACAGCCCAGGAAGATACGAGCACACCATGGTGTACTGCAAGGAAGTTGGTGAGATCGGAGATCAGATCGTCGCACTTAACGCGCGCGAAGCGATGGGCGTACCAAGCCACGTGAATATCACCACACACGGCGGCGGTGGCAGCGGCGGTAGTGGAATTGCCAAAGCTACCCTCGCATCCTACCCCGTAACTAACAGACCATAAACCGCTCATAACAGGAGAAACCCATGAGCAACATTATCCCTGCTAATCTGCAAGTCCCGGCGCACCTCGCGTCTCGTATTGGTAAGCCCTCTGCCTTGGCACAAGCCCTGGCTGGCGGCATCTCTAGCGGCGGTGACTTCCCCCGCATCTCCATCAAGGGTGCGCGTTTCCGCATCGTGGAAGGCGGCGCTGAGACTGTGCTGAACCAGACCACGCTTGATGTTATCGTGGTGGGCGCCAACCCCCGCTTGTCTAAGGCTTGGTACGCTAAAGAATGGAACAAGGACAACGAACCTACCGCCCCTGACTGCTACTCCTTGGACGGTGTGAGCCCACACCCGGATGCAACCAACCCGCAATGTGATCTGTGCGCGTCCTGCCCGCATAACGCATGGGGCTCCAAGATCGCTCCGAATGGTCAGCAACTGAAGGCTTGTTCAGATAAGAAGCGCCTTGCCGTGGTTGCTGCTGATGATGCTGAGGGTCCGGTTTATCTGTTGGAAGTTACCCCGGCTGCGATAAAGGGGCTGAACGCCTACCAGAAAGAACTGTCCATGCGCGGCATCGCGCCTGAGATCGTGCGTACTCGGGTGTCCTTTGACACGGATGCGTCCTTCCCGAAGCTGAAGTTTGGGCTTGGCGGGTTCTTGGATGAAGCCACCATGGCTGCTGTCGATGACCTGTTCGGGTCGGATAAGGTGAAGGAGATCACGGGTGAAGCACAGGTTGAGAAGCCTGCGGCGCTGCCCCCTCCGGCCCCCCGCCCTGCCCCGGTTCGTCAAGCCGCTCCTGCCCCGGCACCGGAGCCGGAAGCTGAGGAAGAACCCGCCCCTCAACCCAAGCGTGGGTTCGGTGCGGCCAAGCCTGCGGCTGCTACCCCTGCTGCCAAGCCTGCGGCTGCGAAGCCTGCGGCCAAGCCTGCCCCGGCTGTGACCGCTGGTGTCGATCTGGCAGACGAGATCAGTAATATGCTCAGCGGGCTGGGAGCGGATGATGCCTGACAGCGTTGACTTTAACAAAGTCGAGGCGCTGCGTAAGCACATGCTGATAACAACTCGGGAGATGGCTGAGCTATTCGGCGTCTCTCGGGTGACCTATCACGGCTGGGTGAGAGGGCAGTCTCTCCGGCAGAAAAATCTTGAGCATGTCACCTCGATGGTACGTATTCTACTGGCAGTAATGCGTGACCATGGATGGCCATCAAGAGAAATTGTTGGTCTGCCACAGGTTATGCGTAAGCACAGGTTGCTTGCTCTAGTAGCTGAGTATCAATAGACTATGGAGGGGGAGCAATCCCCCTCCTCACGGAGTTGGACAAAGGTAGGGGTAGGTTATGGATACGCTTGAGTTTCTTCGGCGGGTCCTTCCGTCCGAGGGCTACGTTGTTTCTATCACAATCAACAACGGGCAGGTCCCCAGGCAGGGGTTCCACGCTGACATTGACGCATTGGCAACCAGCATCGCGGCGCTGAGCCAAGCGGGTAACAACGTCTATTATGCCGTGGCATCCTTTGTGGATAAGAAGGCTGGCCGCAAACAGGATAACGTGCATCTCATTAAGGCGCTGTACCTTGATGTGGACTGCGGGCCGGGCAAGCCATTCCCCACTTGGAAGGAAGGGCTTCGCGCCGTTGGCGAGTTCGTTGCTGTCAATAAGTTACCAAGACCCATGATCGTCGCATCTGGCAACGGACTGCACGTGTACTGGGTACTGGACCGCGACCTGACGCAAGATGAATGGCACCCTCTGGCACTCAGCCTGAAGGCCATGATCCCCACCAAAGATGGGCGACCCGTGTTCGACCCTGCGGTTCCGGCTGATAGCGCCCGAGTGCTGCGCCCGGTGGGTACGGTCAACCCCAAGGGTGGCGGTGATGTTCGCATCCTATTCGATGCAGACCCGGTTGATGTGGATACCATGCGTGGCATCCTTGGCCATGCTGCGCCCGCTGTCGTTGCACAGCCAGCCCGGTCATCGCTGTTGGATGCCATGGCGGTGAAGCAAGAGTACCCGCCAGCCAACCCTGATACCTTGGTCGAGAAGTGCGCTCAGATCGCATGGGCGGTGCAGAACCAAGACTCAGTACATGAGCCGCTGTGGTATGCCCTGATGGGTGTGGCTGCGTTCTGCTCGGACCCGGAGCAGACCGCTAAATCGTGGAGCGAAAACCATCCAGACTATGATGAGGACCACACGCTTCGCAAGGTAAATCAATGGCGCAATAGCGCCACCGGACCAACCACTTGCAGCAAGTTTCAGCAGGAACGCCCTGACGGATGCAAGGGCTGTAAGCTCCTCGGCAAGATCACCACTCCGGTCAGGCTGGCATTGGAATACGCAGCGGCACCGCCGCCCGTAGATACACCAGACCAGATCGTGCAGAACCCACCCAGACCATTCAAGTGGCGCGAAGGTGGCGGGCTTCGGATCACCGTAGATAAGTCCGATGTGGACGTATGCACCTTCGATATATACCCGGTCAGCTACGGCAGGGATGAGTCCCTTGGGTATGAGACTGTGCGGTACCGTTGGAACCGCCCTCACGTTGGCTGGCAAACCCTGAGCTTCAGGCAGTCATTGCTGGCTGAGTTCTCAGTCAAGGATTTCGCTACCACCATCGCAGACCAGGGCATTGTCCTCCCTACCAAAAGGCAGACGGAGCTATTTCAAATGATGTTGCGGTCCTACATGGAAGAACTGCGGCAGCTCAAGACAGTCACCAACCTATACGCCACGATGGGCTGGAAGCAGAACAACAGCGAGTTCCTGTTGGGTGATACCCTGTTCAGGCGGAACGACGATGGCTCCGTAGTGACTGAGCCAGTCACCCTTGCGGTCAGTTCACAACGTATTAGTGAGAACCTGTACACCACATCCGGTACGCTCGAAGCATGGGTGAAATTCACCTCCGTGCTAGAAAAAGCCGTGATGCCAACGCACCAGTTTGCCTTGATGGTATCCATGGCTGCGCCGCTGTTCGGACACACGGGCCTAAAGGGCCTGACACTCAGCCTCTATGGACCCACAGGGGCGGGCAAAACGCTGGCTCAGTATTGGCAGCAGTCAGTATGGGGTGACCCGCTCAAACTGCACTACACAGCCAAGTTCACACAGAACGCCATGTTTGCCAGGATCGGTTTCTATAACAACCTGCCAGTAACCATTGACGAAGCCACCATGCTACCAGCCAAGGAAGTGGGTGACTTCTTGTACTGGATTTCACAGGGGCGGGATAAGGCCCGCCTGTCACGGTCTGCTGAGGAACGGGACGCTAAGACCTGGGCTACTATTGTCACTACATCCTCCAACCGTTCGCTGGCCTCCATGCTGGCAGCTAGTGGGCTTGAGACAGACGCGCAGATGGCGCGGCTATTGGAGCTTACGGTGCCAGCGCACCCGCTGTTTACCCGCAGCACGGATGCCGGGCAGAAGATGTACAGCTTCCTATCCACCAACTATGGCACGGCTGGCCGGGTGATCATCCAACACCTCATGGAGCTTGGTGAGCAGGGTATCCTAGCTGCGCTCGAACACCACAGGCAGGTGTTCGCCAAGCAATATGGCGCGAATTTTTCCGGCAGTGAGCGGTATTGGGAACAATGTATCCTGTGTGCTGACTTCATGGGCAAAACAGCTACAAATTTAGGGCTAATTCAGTTTGACTACCGCAACGCAACTGCCCACGTGATAGCCCAGACCGGAGCGATGCGGAAAGCGGTGGCTGAGAACCACGCTGACTCCTTCGACCTACTGGCTGAGTATCTGAACGAGCAGTCACACACAGCCCTGACCATAACCCATGTGGCCAACACCTCTCAGCAAGTTGTGGATACGAACCGTATGCCAAGGGGTGAGGTGCATATCCGCTACGACCTGTACCGCCCCAACCAGGGTGCGCCGCTTAACAACGGTGCCATCACCATAGACAGGCGGCACTTCAAAAAGTGGCTGGCTACCCGTGGCGGTGACTACCGCTCACTTGTTGAGGACATGACCCGCGAAGGTATCAACGCCACCCCGCCATCAGAGAAGGGCTACCTCGGGCGGGGAACCAACATCAAGCTAGGCCAGCAGTACGTACTGGCGATCAACGTCAACCATCCGCGCCTCATTGGCATCCTGACCAATGAGGATAACAAGACGGTGAACGCTCAGCTCAACGTCATCCAAGGGGGAGTACCCTGACCTATTCGGTCAGGGCATCAACCAACCCACGGATATCTTCCTGCGCTGCCCGGGGTGCTGCTCTCAATGTGCGCTCACCTGCGGGCCGCTGGGCTTCACGCAATGCCCGGACATTACCCTGCGCGAAGTTCCTGATTTCCAGGGTGGTGCCCCTGGTTGCGTTATTCCACTCGTTGACGGAATCCATGATAGCCGCCGCACCCTGGGTATCACCCCGCAGGGTAGCTTTGATCCAAGCATGGCGGAACCCGGTCACAGCTTCCTTCTGGTAATCCGTTTCGCGGTTGGCGATGCGGATAACATCATATTGGGCTGCGGCAGAAGCTGGGTAGAAACCCGCCAACCTTGTGAAGATAGTACCCATGTCCATCTCTTTACTGACCACATACCCACGGCGATCAACCACCGCACCCGACTGCATGTAGGCGTAACTATCACCCATCAGGCGGAGCAAAGTGACCGGAGACTCCCGGGCTACATCTTCCAGGCTCTTGGAAGCCGAGAATGGGAACACTATCAGATCACGAGCGGTCTTGGCTGTGCCAGAGATGAAGCCAGCAGCCGGGCCAAGGATATCCGCAAACTCACGCGACACATCAGCCCCGGCAAGGAACGCACCGGTCCCCGGCACGATATTACCCAGAGAGGTACGGGAAGCGATATCCGGGCCACCATGGACATTGACTACCCCCTTGAAGAAAGTAGCAGACCAACCCGGAAATGACTTCTCAATATGCCGGATCATCTCAGCGCGGATGCTACCCTGGCGGAACCCGAGTCCCTGCGCGATGGTGTCGATCAGGTCCTCAAAATCTTCCGCGAAGGGAAGCCCGGCCACACCGGAGAGAGCCCATATCGCAGCCAGCATGGATAGCTGAGCCGGGCGTGAGAGATTGGCCAGCAACTGAATCGTCGTGGTCGGGTACGTCTTGTACATATAGATGAAGGAAGTGATCCCACCGCGCCACGCTGGCGGGCGGTTGAGCACCGAGTACTCACCCAGCGTCAGGTCGATGGACTTGACGGCGAAGTCCGTAGCTTCTTGCTGCGCTTCCTTGGCTGACTTACCAGCAGCCATAGCCCGGTCACGTTGCAGACGATAAGCAGCCAAGAAGGCTGAACGGCGCGCGGCTTGTTCAGATAGGTTGAACGGAGCCATGAAGGTATCAATGAAATTACGCGCCAACTTATTAGTTGTCTGCCCACGGGCAGTAGCGATCAGCGCGTTTGACTGAGCCGGGATCAGCTTACCTTCACGAATTTCAGTAGCGATGGCTTGAGCTTCGTCAACCGTCAGCCCGTATTGTTTCTGAAGTTTGGGGTCCTTGGCTACAGCATCATAAAAGTCAGCGCGGTTCATCGCCATATTGGCAAGACCTTTACTACCGACCTGCATAAACGCGGTATGGTAAGCCGCTTGCACCTTACCAATACCAAAGCCGCCGCCAAACCCATTCTTGGCGTTGAAGCTCGCCATGTATGGCATCCAGTTGGTGTACGGGCTGAGCAGGTTGAGCGCGCCCTGCGCGATGCTACCACCAAGCTGCCACACGCTAGTGAAGGCACGGACCCGGGAAGCTACAGGGCCTGCACCAAAGTCAGACTCATCTACAAACTTACTACCCTCAAGGTAATCCAGCGTGGATGCAGCTTGGTTATAGTACAGGTTCGCCCGTGACCGCCCAACATCACCTTCTGGGTTAGTCATACGGTATTGGTATTGAGCCTGCGAGAGCTGTTGCTGGGCATACCGCTTCGCATCTTGCGACGTATTTGGATCGGCGTTGAGGCGGTCCATCTCAGCCTGCAACATACGCACCCGAGCGGCGTCACCTTCCCACAAAGCCCTGGATTCAGCCAAATCAAGGTTCATCAACTCACGAAGCGCCTGCCGCGTGCTGGCCTTAGCAATAGTAGATGCCCGGCTCTCGATGTGCCGCGAAATAGCGAAGATGCCAGAGGTCGGGTCGAAGCCCGGTGTTTGAGAGTAGTTAAGACGCCTGCGTGCGCTATCTTCCTGGCGGCTCAGGGTTGTGACCAGCCGCTCCATCGTGGTCGGGTTGACGTTGATGTTGAACAAGTTCATCCCGTACAAGAACTCTTGCAAATTAAGCTGCGGGTCGGCAGCCACGGCATCAATCACAACCCCAGTTGTGGCACGCAGCGTCACCCTGGTAGGGACAAACTCACCTTCATCATTACGTACCAGAAGATCAAAGGACTTACCCTTGAGTTCACCGTTAAACTGCTTGGCCATATTGATGGCTGAACTCTCATTATCAAACTGAGAGTATGTCAGCAGAGATTGGTGCGCGTCCTTTACCTCAACAGGCTTGTCACCAACATACGCCTGAAGGCGCATCTGGTAGGAACCTTGGCGTAGCACCGGGGTGTACCCGGTCATCATCGCACGGCGCGCGATGCGGTCGCGTGTGTTCAGGTTATGCTGGTTGAGGATGAGTTGCTTCACCTTGTTCTGCAACATGAAGCGGTTAGCATCCGTGATGTCTTTGCGCCGGGACTTGAAGTCCATCAGACGGTCAACAAACGTATTAGCAGCGGCATCGCTATCGAAGAACTGACGAACAGCGGCGTTACGATCCGTACGATCTCCAATAAAAGCTGCGTTCACAGCCTCCAAGAAGTCGCTCGACTCTTTCATGGAGTTCGGGTTGATGACGGTGTTACCCGAATCATCGGTGGTGACATTCTTCGTATAGAGCGCCAGGGCGTGACGAGCCATGGAGTCAACGAAGCGGCGGTCAGCCGCTGTCAGGTCATCAGACTTCATAAGCCCGCTGACTTCTTTGCTGGTCAGCCGCTTATTGGCAAGGAAGCTGGCATACTCAGCCTGAACAAGCTGCATTTCCACGTTAAACATGGCCTGCCGAGCACGGACATACAGCTTGTAATCCGCGTCAGAGAAGTCCTTCTGGGGTGCCACCGTGCGCTTCTCGGTAGTCATCTTCCCATCATTACCTAAGTAGGAGAAGTCGTAGCTATACCCATTACGGATTTCATCTAGCTTCAGCAGCCCGGCTTTGAACACCCGGTCTTGCTCAGCCTCATTGGGCTTAAACTCACCATTATCGTCAATGGTGAACAGCGGGTCTTTACCCATATTGGAGGCTTTGAACTGGCTGATCTTGTAGCTACGACCATCGTACATGGTCCGTGAGATTTTATCCTGCGTGGCCTTTGGCGCATCCAGCAGGGGTGCCAGATACTCGTTCAGCGCAGCCTTAACCGACATGGAAATCTGGTTGGTCTTACCCATCAGCCCGTCAAAAGCAGAGAGACCTGGGTTCTCCAATGCTCGGTAGTTAGCAAGGCTAAGGAACTTGGCTTTGATGTTGTCATAGACGTTGGCGATGTTGCCGCCCTGCGCCTGAATATCATTCCACGCTTCGGCCAAGCTGCGCGGGAACCCACCCAACTGGGTAAGGAATAGGTTGACCTTGGCGCTTTCGCGCATTGCAGCCTGCGGGCTAAAACGACCCGTGCCGGTATCACCGTACTCAACCGCGTGCAGCCGGTTCATCACCGCCTGGGCATCGAAGGTCACACCCTGAGCACCCCGCCGTACGTAGCGGCGCGACTGGTCGAGGAAGTAGCGCGTAGCGATATCACCCGACTTGACACCAAGGCGATCAAGGAAGCCCTTAATGGCGTTCCAGATGCGAGCCACGGTGCTGGTTTCAAGTAAGGCCGCGTAGTCAGATAGGTATTCTTCGGTGGCTTCGGCTTTGGTCAGGCCACGTTCTTCCATGGCAGCATCAACCGCCAGTTTGGCACTTGAGTCTGTCTCATAGATGTTTTCCATAAGCGCATCGAAACGCGCACCCGGCATGATGCCGCGCATACCAAAGTGGCCGAAGGTTTCATGGGCCAGCACGAAGCGGAGGTGCTGCTCATTGGCGATGTTGTCAGTAAAGATGAGGACGTTGCCATCACCAAAGGAGTAACCAGCAGCCTGAGCGGTAGCGAAGTCACCCTGCGGGCGAGCATCCATAGCCTGCCGATACAGAGCTGGATTGGTGCGGCGCAGTTCTTCCTGATTGGCTACTACCGTAACATTTGGCTTGGTAGCCAGCTTCGACAGGAAGTTTTGCACAATAATACGCGCACGACCAGAAACCATAGGCGTGGCTGCTGTACCATTTAGGTTGCGCGCATTGCCCGTGGTATTCCAATCGGACAGAGAGAAGCGGCCAGGGGTTGCTTCATTACCCAATGCACCGTCCAACGCCCGAGTAGCCTCAGCAGCTACCAACTTATTATCAGAAGCTGACAACTCATTCAGCTTCTCGGTAATCCGCAGGTATTGCTCATCATTGGCTTTCTCTAGCTTACCCGCCAGACTACGGACGTAGCTGAGACCTTTCTGAGTATCTTCAGAGAGGAAAGTATCTTGGTAGTATTGAGCCCGCTCTTGGGTCGGACGAACTGCACTGGTCTTAACTTCGATGTCCCAGGTCCGACGACCATCCTCAGACATATTGAGATAGCCAGTACCATCATCATCCATGAGGGAGGCCCACACGGACTGCGGCTCACCCGGACCCATCACGCCTTCAACCACAGGTTCGGCAGCCATCTCATCAAGGCGAGCGATGGCAGCAGTCAGTTCTGTGGTGCTACGACCAGCATCAGCCGCTTCATTGCGGCGGTTGATCAAGCTAACCTTCAGGCGTTGCCGTGCGGCAGGCGTTGTCGCCCGATCAATCTGAGCGTTAAGGTTAGCGGTTAGGTCAGCTTCAACCCTTGGGCCTGCGGATGGAGCCACCCTTTCTGCCGTTACGGGGGCGGCTGCTACTTCTAAAGGGCGGGGGGCTGCCTCCGCAGCCGGTGCTACTTGGGTTTGCGCTTGCGCCCGGCCTTGGCGAGTGAGATTGCTACGGCCTGTTTGACCGCCGCCGCCTTGTTTTTTGGTCTGCTGGAGCCGATTTTGCCCTTGGCCTGCCAATCGTCCACCAACGTCTGCACGTTGGCCGACACCGCCTTGTTCGACTTGCCTGACTTCAGGGGCACGGGATTTTCCTTTCTTGAGCTTGGTTGCGGGCGTAGGCGTAGGGGCGGTTGGCGCTACCAGGGGGGCGAGCGCGGGCGGGAGTTCTTGGGCAACAGCAGGTACCGCTGGCGCAGCAGGGGCTGTCTCAGCAATACGGTTAAGTTGGTTACGTAGTTGCTGCGTACCCGTTGTTGGCATCCGCTGCACGCGCGCGAGGAACGTAGCCGGGTCGTTGTTATACCCAGCCAACACTTCATCTTGTTGTGCTTTGGTCAGAGCGTTGAATTGCTGCACTATGGAGCGGCGTGCGTTATCAGCGGGGCGGTTACGCCCAGTGACCACGGCTTCAGCGTCCAACGTGAGTGGTTGCTGCATGGCTTGTTGGGCCAGGGCTGCTTCGTAATCCCGCTCAGCAGCGGTCATAGCCCGTGGTTGTGTAGCAGCCTGAGCCTGGGCTTGTTGGAGTTCCATCTGGCGACGAAGTGCCAGCAAACGATTACCAACCTCAGTCTGACCAAGCGTAACAGGCGCAGCAGTCTCCGGTACAGGGCGGCGTAGCCGCTCCATACCAGGGGTAACAAATGTCTCAGGCGCCAGGGTGGGGCGTGTCGGAAATACCTGCGGAGCAGGCATGGTGGGCTGTAACCTAGCACCACGTTCAAATAGATCACGTTGACCCGCAGGCACCCCGGACACTTCGGGGATCGGTGCTTCGGGAGGTACCGCCACTTGAGGCGGGGCCGGGACGACAGGCGCCCCCGGAAACAATTCTCCCTGCGCGCCCGCAAATGGAAGCGTGAGTTGTGTGGCAACCGGACCCGGCGGTACGGCAGGCGCACTGGGAGTAAATAGGTCACCCTGTACACCCGGGGCTAACGGCGCCCTGGAGGGTGGTGCGCCAGGGAACAACTCACCCTGCCCAGTAGGAGCTTGCGGGTAGAGGATACCACCACCCACAGTGGGGGTCGAAACAGGGTATGGAGGCACACCCAAATCCTGACCCACAAATAGTTCACCCTGAGTCCCAACAGGGGCAGGTAATGCAGCACCCGGCGGCGCAGTAGGCGGAGCACCAGCATCAGTGAGAATATCACGTGGGCGAGTTTCAATAAACCGACCAGCACCGCCGAAGCCACCGCCAAGAAGCGCACCTGCGCCTGCGGAAATCAGTATATCCTCGCCGTACTTCTCAACGATATACGGAGCTAAGGCTTTCCAATCGTTTGCGTTAAGCTGGCGGCGGAACTCTGGGTCAAACACAGCGCGTTCAACCAGTGTCTGAGTAGCTTCCGTGGCGGCTTCTTCAAGGCTGCTACGCGCAGCCGCACCACCCACGGCACGAGCACGGGCCATACCACGAACAGCCTGCTGACCAGCTTCTTCAGCCGCTCTGGCTAGAGCTGAGGATACACCACCAACGGCACGACCCGGAGCAATCGCATCAAGTAAGGAGGTACCAAAGGCCGCACCTAGGATGGTTAGCTGTGTGCTAGTATCGTTGGTGTTATACGCGGGTTGCCCCTCTGGTGTGCGGGCGTTCTGCGCCGCTTCATAGATAGAACTAACTTGCTGTGGGAAACTCACAGCAAACGCACCGCCAATAGCCCCAATCGTGCGCGCACGTGCAAGGGTCGCAGCGGCAACACCACCAGCCGCAGCACCAGCGGGACCACCAACAGCGCCACCAATAGCAGCACCGCCAAGACCAGCGATGCCCGAGGCCACCAATGACGGCACCCCCTGAATGGCAGCGTCAAGGATGTTAGAAAACGTAGAGTTATTGCGCTGAATCAATGCAGACCGCTGCCGCTCAAACTCATCCTGACCGGAGATAGCCTCACCAGCGCGCATGATCGCGGGGCCAACTTCAGTAGCACCAGCCATCTCAGCAAGAGCACCGAAACCGCTAACTACACCTCCGGCCACACCGCGAGCGCCGGATACAAGCAACTCACCCGTACCACGGGGGCGTGATAGGCTTGAAATGTACTCCTGAAAGGCTGTCCGGCTAAGTGGTTGCCAATCGGGGACATTACTTGGTGGGGTCGCAGCGGCTCCAAGCCTAGGTTGACTAGCTGCAAGTAGGGCTG